TTTAATAACAAATACATTAGATCAATATAGTACTGTTGTATTTCCATCTGCAGTTCCATTCTTTACAGGTGATGAAGTATATTATGATCCAGCTGGTGCTCATTATGTTGGATTAGCGACTGGTAGATATTTTTGTGAGATTGTTTCTACTGATAAAAAGAAGATTAGACTATATGGATCTAGAGCAGCTATTGAGAGTGTTACTTATATTCCATTGCAATCTACTGGTGGAACACATAAATTTATATTAAATTCCCAGAGATCAGAGGAAATAGCACCACAAAAATCACTTAAGAAGTTTGCATTAACATCATCTTCAAATAGAGCAGATCAAACAGAGACAGATCCAGGAACAACTGGTGTGCTGATTAACGGTGTAGAGATTACTAACTACAAGTCTGAAGATAATGTTTATTATGGCCCATTAAAATCTGCAAATGTTGTTACTAGTGGTACTGGTTATGATGTTGTTAATCCACCAAATATAGAAGTTAGTGCTGGTGTTGGTACAAATGCTTTAATACAACCAGTATTGCAGGGTTCTATTAGTAAAGTTTATATTGATCCTCAAGGATTTAATATCAATGAAGTTCAAAGTATTAATGTTATTGGTGGTAATGGTACTGCAGTTTTAGAACCAATAATTGCTAATCAGTCAAGGATAGTTGAATTTGATGGTAGACAAACAGTTTATTCTGGTGGTGTTGATGAATCTGCTAATACTATTTCATTTTTAACTAATCATACATTCCAGAATGCTCAAGAAGTAATCTATAAGTCTAATGGAAATGAAGGTATTGGTCTTGATGTAGTTACAGAAACTTTAGTTAATAATGCTTCTTATTTTGTTGAAGTAATTAATAATAGAACAATTAAATTATATGACAGTGCTATAGATGCAATTAATAGAACTAATGTAGTTGGTTTAGGTATTTCTAATACTAGTGGAATACATATGTTTTCTACTTTACCTAATGAAAAAACAGTTATTGGTATAGAAGTTATAGATGGTGGAACATTAACTAATAGAAAATTACATGTTAAACCTACTGGTATATCTACACAATACAATAAAGTAGTATATAAAGATCATGGATTTGGTAGTGGTGATATAGTTGAATATACAACTGCTGTAGGTGTGGGTACAACGGTTCCACAAGCCATTACTGGATTAACAACAAGTACAGGAATAACCACAACTGCAAATTATTATCACGTTCTTAAGGTTGATAATGATTCATTTAGATTAACTAATGCTGGCCTTGGTGGAACAGATCCAACTAATTTCAATAGAGATAACTTTGTTAAGTTTGAATCTGAAGGTAAAGGATTCCAAGTCTTCAAATATCCAGATATTTCAGTATCATTGAAGTATTCTCCTATCGGATTTGGTACTATTACTCAATCTATCGAAGAGATGATACTTACCCCTACTGTTACAGGTAGTATCATTGATGCTTATTTGTATGAACCTGGTACTGGTTATGGTACAACTATAATTAACTTTGAAAAGAAACCTGTAATAACTATCCAAAATGGTAGAAATGCATCATTAAAACCAAATATCATTGGTGGTAAACTTGATAGTGTTGATATTAGCTATGGTGGTGTAGAATATTATTCAGTACCTGATTTAGAAATAACTGATGAAACAGGAGCAGGATCTGGTGCTAAATTAAGACCAATTATAACCGATAATAGAATATCCTCTGTAGAGGTTGTTAGTTCTGGTATTGGATATTCTGCATCATCAACTAATATAAAAGTAACTTCTGCAGGTAAAAGTGGTAGTATTGATTGTTTTATTAGACCATTAACCATAGATATAATTCAAAAATACGATGAAGATGAAGTATTGGTAGAAAGTGATAATAAGTTAAAATATACAGTTGTTGGGTATGGAGAAACTTATAGAACATCATTCGGTGAAGTTGGCACAGGTATAACCATTGCATCTAAGATTATTGGATGGGCTTATGATGGAAATCCAATTTATGGGCCTTTTGGTTATTCAGATCCTCAAGATTCTAACTCAACTCCAAAGAGACTATTAAGTGGTTATTCATTAGATTCTTCTAGTGTGTTTGATAGACCTTCTACTACAGTATTCCCAGAAGGATTCTTTGTAGAAGATAATAAATTTGATGATTCTGGTGATTTGGATTTAAATAATGGTCGTTTTGGAAAAACTCCTGAGTTTCCAGATGGAATTTATGCTTATTATGCAACTATAAAAGATAGTAGTTCTCAAAATAAACCAGCGTTCCCATATTTTATAGGAGATAGTTATAGATCTATTCCACAAGAACAGGTTTTAACTCAGGATTATGATTATGCAACAAATAATCTTATTAGGAATACATTTCCATATAGAGTTGCTGAAAAAGATATTGATAATGACTTCATTATTGAAACCAATGAAATTTCCAATCAGAAGGCAGTAATAGAATCAGTTACATTGGGTAGCATTGATGAATTAAATATTGTTGATTCTGGTGATAATTATCAAATAAATCAAGGATTAATATTTAATGAGGAAGGAACAAGTGGTGAAGGATTAATAAGTAAAATTTCTTCTTTGAAAGGAAGACCTATTATTGATGTCCAAACGGCCGTTACTTCTTTTAATAATTCAATATTAACTTGGAATCCTGATAGTGTTCGGATTAATATTTTACCTCAACATTCTTTAGTTAATGGTGATAATGTTGTTATTTCTGGACTATCTACAGTTTTAACTGAAGTAAATGGAAGATATCAAATTGGTATAGTAACAGGAAGTACTCAACTAATTGCACAAGTACCTACAGTTGGATCTATACCAAATGCAAGTGAATTATATGTCTCATCAGTACCTACGTCGTTAGGTATAGGTAATAGCATTGTAGTTGGTTCTGAAACAATGCAAGTTTTAGAAATATACCCAACTGAGAAAATAATAAAGGCAAATAGAGCTTCTGCAGGTGTTTCACATGATGCAGGAAGTAAAGTTAATATAGTACCTGATTCATTTACTATTCCTAAGGTTGTACCTCATTTTGAGTCAAAATTAAACAATATTGCATATTTCAACCCAATTCAGCAAGTTGGTTTTGGTACTACATCTGGTATTACACATTCATCAACTTTTGGATTTGGAAGTACTACAATTACAAGAAATATTCCAACTCAAACAATTTACTTACCAAATCATAAGTTTACAAATAATGAACCAGTAACTGTTTCAGTTCCTGGTGGAGCAGCACAAATATCTATTGCTAATAGTTCTAATACTTCTAGTTATAATTTACCACAAGAAGTATTTGTTACAAATAGAGGTGTTAATTATATTGGTATAAAAACTGGTGTTGGTATAGGTTTCTCAGATGTATATTTCATTGGTGGTGGTACTAACTATAATAATTATTTAATTACTACTAAATTTGAGCAAGTATTAGCAACGACACAAGAAATTATTTCAACTGTTTCTATTTCTACAGCATTTACTCATGGGTTAGTTGTAGGTGATCAGGTTGATTTAGAAGTTAAATCTAATCTTTCAGTTGGTATAGGAACATCCACAGGTGTAAGACTTAAGAGAAATGCAGATACTGGACATATTTTAGTTAATCCTATTAATTTTAATAATACTGGAATTAATTCAATAACTAATGAAATAACTTTAAGTGAGCATGGATTAAAAACAGGAGATATAGTTTTCTATGAGGCCAATGATGTTGCTAGTGGATTATCAACTGGTAGTTACTTTGTATTTAAAGTTAATGATGATGTTATTAAATTAACTGAATCATCTAAAGATGCTTATACCAATCCACCTATTGTGGTTGGAATGGCTGATACTGGAGGATCCACACAATCTCTTTCCTTAATAAATCCATCCCTATTTACTGTTGGAAATAGTAATTTAATATTTGATATAGTTGATCCGTCTTTAGAGGGATATAATCTTAAATTCTATTATGATAATCAGTTTAAGAATGAATTTGTTTCTACTGGATATACAGGTGCATCTGCATTTACTATAACAGGTGTTGGAACGGCTGGTATTGGTACCCTTGCAACTAAGACTTTAAATTATGATAGTATGCTTCCATCTGAGTTATATTATAACTTAGAGAAGGGTGGATTTATTAGTACTGCAGATACTCAAGTTGAAGATCATTCATTAATTAATTTCTCAGATAGTTTATATAACGATAGTTATAATGTTATTGCTACAGGATCTACAACATTTGATATTTCTTTAAAACAAATTCCAGAAAGATTAGATTATTCATATGAAATTAGTTCTTTAGATTATACTACAACGTCTTTAACAGCATTTGGTGGTGTTGCTAAGGCAGATGTTAATTTTAGTGGATTTGGGTATAAGAGATTGCCTAGTTTTAGTGGAATTGGTACTACTACCACAGGATCAGGTGCATATATTATTCCTGCTTCAAAATCAATTGGTAATGCAAATCAGGTAAGAATAATTAATGAAGGGTTTGAGTATTCATCCGATAAAACTTTAAAACCAAATGCATTTATTTCACCTTTAATTGTTGTTGAAAATTCAAATACAATAGGTGTAGTTACTGTTACTAATGGTGGTGATGGTTATCTATCTGCTCCAAATGTATTAATGGTAAATCCAACTACAAGGCAGAGAATTAATTCTGGTTTATTAGAAGCAACATTAACAGGCCCTGCAATAGGAAATGTTGAAGTAGTTGTAGCTCCATCTGGATTACCAGAAGTACCTGTAGAATTATATACAATTAATAATACTAATGGTATTGGTATTAAAACGGTTACTAGTAATAATACTGGAATATTTACTTGCTATATCTCAACTCCATCAGTAGGATACTCTCCACTTCCATTTAAAGTAGGTGATGAGGTCTTTATAGAAAATATGGTTAAAGTTGGTACTGCTGGTACTGGATTTAACTCTATAGAATTAGGTTACAGATTCCCTAAAGTTATAGCATATACAACAGGTACGACAGATTCAGTAACCCTTGATGCAACTGAATTCACAACAAATTGTGGTGTTGCTGTTACTGATCAGGGATCTTTAGCAGTAATCATTAATAGGAATAATTATCCAACATTTACAACATATCAATATCCATCACAATTTATTGTTGGGGAACAAATAGTTTCAAACGAGGTTGTAAGAGATTTATTTATTACTTCAACTGAAGATGATGCAAGAAATCCTGACTTTATTAAAGTTTTTGGAACTTATGAATTAAGTCCTGGTGAAGTTATTGTTGGAAAGGACTCTGGAACAATAGCTGCTATTGTTAGTCTTACTGAAAACCTTGGAAAATATTCTGTAAGTTATGCGGCTAAAAAGGATATTGGTTGGACTAATGATACTGGAAAATTAAATTTAGATAATCAAGTACTTCCTGACAATGATTATTTCCAAAATCTTTCATATACAGTTAAGAGTAGTCAAGAATATAGCACATTAAGAAGTCCAGTAAATGGATTACTTCATACTGCAGGCCTTAAGAACTTTGCAGATACAGGAATTACATCAACAACAGTAGTATCTGGAGTTGGTAGTACAGATCAATCAACTTCTATTATTGATCTAACAGGTGATGAAAGAGTAGATACACTTTATAATTGGACTACTGCATTTGATTTGGAATATAATAGCACTGTTGGTAATCTAGCTTTAACTGGTAAAGCATCTAAATTTGTTGAAGTTGAAAATAAGAGATTATCATCCTACTTACTTGGAAAGAGTAATCAAGTTTTGATAGTAGATGATATTAATAGACAATTCTCAAACTTAGATGGTGAACCAAGTGAGTTTTTAAATTTATTTGAAATAGAAGCTTCTCAGGTTAATACTTTTGAATCTTTGTTTGTTAGAGTTACTAATCTAGATCAAACTGATATTCAAACATCAGATTTGGTTCTATTGAATAATTTTGGGACAGAATCTGTATTATTAGAGAAGCAGAAATTAAATGATGAAACATCTATTGGAACTTTTGATGTTCAAGAAACTTCTCTTGGAGATAGTTACCTTAGATTTATTCCTTTACCAGATGCATATAACACTGACTATGATGTTAAGGTTATTAGAACACAATTCAATGAACTTGCAGGTGTAGGTACATATGCAGTAGGATTTGTTAATATAACTGGTTCTGTTGGTATTGCTACAACTCTTTCAGCAGGAATAACAACTACAAGAATTGTTGGTTTAAATTCTGAGAAATATAGTTCATTACATTTACAAAATCATTTATTAAATGAAACAACAAATGAACAAAATTACTTAGAATTATATGTTACACATGATGGTGAAAATACATATACTTCTGAATATTTTGTTGATACACATTCTGATGTTGGAATGTATTCAAATACTTTGATGGGTGAATTTGAAGTAGGATTCTCAACAGATTCTGGTTATGGAAATGAGTTAATAGTTGAATATAAAAATGATTCAACAGACAAAATACAACTTAAATCTAAAATAGTTGGATTTGGTACAACAGCTGTTGGAGTTGGAACTTATAGATTCTTAGCACCTGGTCAACCTCCAGGATCTGAACAAACTGCTCTTTATCAGTCTGATTATGCTACTGGTACTGGAACAAGAAATGTATTCTCAATCCGTAACACTGACTTTAATGCAGTTAAGTCTGTTATTGAAGTTAGTGCTGGATCAACCAAAGCATTGCATCAAGTATATTTAATGCATGATACTGGTGATGTTTATACACAACCATCACCATTCATATCTGTTGGTAGTACATCTGTTTCAGATTCTATGTCGGGAATAGGATCCTTCAACGGTAAATTTAATGGTAATCAACTACAACTTGAGTTTATTCCAGATTCTGCATATACAGCTACTGAAATTCAAGTATCTTCATTAAATCTCTGTATGTATGGCCCATTAGATACACTTAATGAATTACTTACTACAGACCTTGACTTTGGTAGTGGAAGAGAAAATCTTAAACTATTCTTCTATAATGCAATTAATGGTGATAGGATTAATAGAAAGAATTTTACATTAACCTCTGAAAGTACTCCAATTTTTGCTAAGACATTTGATCCTTCTTTAACAGATGTAGTTAATCTTACATCAGGTACATTTAACATTACCAATCATTGGTTTAGAACCGCAGAAGAATTAATATACAAACCAAATTCAACATTTGTTGGTGTTGGATCTACTCCAATGCAATATGTAGATAGTGGCGGTGGAATTAATTCATTAACAAGTCCTGTATTTGCTATTAGAGATGGTAGTGATTCATTCCAGATAGCAACTACTAAGACATTAGCACTTGCTGGTACTGGTGTTACATTTGTTGGTATTGGTACAGGAAATGCACATGAATTCCAAATGGCTCTTGCTAATACAAAAGCAGTCATTACTATTGATAATTTAATACAATCCCCATTAGCATATAATCCAATTGCATTCAGTCTTCAGAATAATACAGAAGATATTGATGGTGCTGGAACATTAGGTATAGGTACTACTGCAACCACGTTCTCACTTAGTGGTATTTCATCTCTTGGCCCTGATGATATTGTGAAGGTTGGTGAAGAGTATATGAAGATTCTCAATCTTGGAATAGGTACTGAAACAGATGGCCCAATTACTGGAATTGGAACAACATCTCTTATTCAAGTTGAACGATCATTCGTTGGTTCACCACCATCAGCTCATGCAAATACCTCAACTGTTCAACTTTATAGGGGTTCATATCAAATTGTTGGTAAGGAAATATACTTTACAGATTCTCCTAGAGGAAACCCTCAGGTAGAGAAAGATGCAGGTAATTTACCTTTCCCAACATCATCATTTACTGGACGTGCATTCTTAAGGAATGATTATAATACTAACCAAATATATGATGATATAACAGATGAATTTACTGGACTTGATACAAAATTCAGATTAAGAGTTGGTGGTGCAAATACTGTTGGTCTAGGAAGTACTGGTGGTAGTGGATTAGTTCTTATTGGTAATATCTTCCAGAAACCATCTGCTGCAAATAATCCAGATAATAATTTTGAAATTGAAGAAGACGTTAGTGTTGGAATTAGTAGTGTTGTCTTTACAGGTATAGCATCTGCTACAGGAGATGTTTATATCAGTGATGCTGATGTAAACCAAAACCAACTACCAAGAGGTGGTGTGTTAATTTCTCTTGGATCTACACCAGGATTAGGATATGCTGTTCCAGTACCAGCAAAAGCATATGTTGAAACTGATGCTGCTGGTAGTATTACTAGTATTGTTGGATTCCCAACTGTTGCATCAACTAAGAATCCAATTACAGCTGCAGATTATGATAATGTTACTGGTGAATTAGAACTTACTACACTTAATCCCACTTATTTTGCATCTGGTGTTGTTAAACAAGTTAAATTAGTTGGTCTTTCCTTTACTTGTAATGATAGTTATAGTGTATCTAATGCAGTTTATCAACAAACTACTGGTAATTTAGTATTAACAATTGGTGCTAATGCTTTAGGTGTAGGCCAGAGTGTTGGTATTGCAACCAATTCATTAACATTTACATGTTCACAGGATGGGTATTCCTCTTATCATTCATATCCACGTCATGGTACAGATCCTATTGCTGGAATAGCTACACCAATTATTGAAAGAACTGCTGAAACCATAACCATTAATGTTGGTACTGGAACAGATTCTATACATCAATTTGTAGGTGTAGGAACTGATGCAGTAATAATCAATAGTGGATTCTCTGGTATAACAACTACAATCTATCCTAAGTATCCTGTAGGATTAACAAGTACTAGTGAAGATTATACAATTTTAGATGTAGATGAAAGAGATTACACTCATCAATTTGTAGGTACTGCAACTAGTGCTCTTTATTCTGGTGGTGATTTTGCACATACATTTGTATCTGCAGATAGTAATGCAGTTAATATTACGAGTGGCCCAGAGTCTGGAAATCAAAAGACTCCAAATGGTGGAGATTATAATGCTAATACTGGAGTTCTTACATTAACATTTGGTTCTGCTCATGGTGTTTCTAATGGTAATACTTTAACAATTGATAATGCTTCATTAATTTTCAAATGCTCTAGAGATAATTTCCAAACAGAACATAGATATCCTAGACCAAGTGATCCTGCATATGGACAAACATTAACCGCAACGGTACCAAACGGAACAACTATTGAAGTCCCTGTAGGCACGTCTCCTGCCTCTGAGAAGAACGTAACTGCTGCAACCTATATTCCCGTAACTGGTCAGGTAGAATTGACTGTAGGGTCAGGCCATGGGTATAGTGCTGCATCCCCAATAACAGCAACTAATGCGACTTATACACAGACAACTGGACGATTAGTAGTTACTAGTAATGGTCATGGTCTTGTTACTGGTGATAGAGTCTTATTAACAGATGGTTGTTTAACATTTACTTGTGCAAAAGATAGTAATGCTACAGAACATTCATACCCAAGAGTAAATGATCCTGCTCATGCTAAATGGTTAGCAGTTCATGTATACACTATAAACACATTTACTGTATATGTTGGTGCAGCCGCAGATACTGCAGATCAATATGCACATACCTTTATAAGTGGTGCAACTAATGGTATTCTCAAGAAAGTTGGTAAAACTGTTGGAATCAAGACAGAATCATTAGGATTCAAGTGCTCAATGGATGAGTATGCAACTATTCATGATTATCCACGTTATGGAGATCCTGCAGGGGATGGTTCAGTTATTGGTATAACATCAGTAACTACAAGCACAATTACATTGGATGTTGGTAAGTTACCAAGATATAGATTTACTACTAATGTAGGTGTTAACTCTATACCTCACCGATATCTTGGTAGAGGATATGCACTTCCATGGTATGGAGATGCAACATATGGTTCTGCTTATAGGGGATCTGTTTCTATAGGAATTACCGATTCACCATATGATCATAAATTTGTAAGTGCTACAAGTAATGCTATAGAAATTGGTGGTGATTATGGACATTCATTTGTAAGTGGTTCTAGTGATCTTGCAAACGCAGTATACAGTGGTGGAAATTATAATCATACCTTCGTTAGTGGTGTTACTGATTCTGTTACTAAGGTTACTGGTGGTGGTAAATTAACTCCCGTTGGAGCAGCATACACAGGATCTACTGGTGTATTGCAAATAACCTTTGCAAATGCTCATGGAATTAGTGGTGGTCAGCAAATTAATATAGACAGAGGTGCATTAACATTTACTTGTGATAGAGATAATAATGCTACAGAACATGCATATCCTCGTGTATCAGATCCTATTGCTGGAGTTAACACTGCAGTTACTGTTCCTACTACAACTACAGTTGAATTAAATGTAGGTTCATCACCTAATGTAACTACTACTATTACTAGTCCATATGCAGAGTACAGTCCTGGAACAGGTATTGTTACCTTCTTTGTAGCATCCCATAATTTCAATTCACCAACTACTCATACAATTGCTGATGCTGGATACAATCCTACAACTGGATACTTAGATTTAACAGTTACAGGCCATGGTTGGCAGACTGGAGAATATGTTAAGATTGCAGAAAATTCATTAAGATTTACATGTGCTCTTGATAATCATGCAACAGATCATTACTATCCAAGATTTAGTTCTGCAGATAAAGATGAAACTGGAAGTCAGTGGTTACCAATTCAGCAAGTAGGTGTTAATACATTTGCTGTTTATGTTGGAGTTGCAGGAGATATAAATGCAGGTATTCATACATTTGTATCAGCATCTCAACCACTTACTAAGTCAGTTGATGAGATTGGAATTAAGACTGATTCATTAGCATTTACATGTGGTAGAGATGATAATCAATCTGTTCACACATATCCAAGATTAGGAAAAGATCCTCTTAATATTTCATACAGTAAAGTTGTTGGTGTTGGTACAACTGGGCCTACTTCATTCAGTATATTTGTTGGAGTAACAACAAATTCAACACTTGATGTACTTGATTCCACTTATGAAGGTGGAAGTGGTGTATTGAAAGTAGTAGTTGGTGAAGAAGCCATGACTGCTGTTACTGCTAACAACAATAGAATAGGAATTGTAACAGAATCTCTTACATTTACTTGCGATAAAGATAATCACAGAACAGATCATGCGTATCCTCGTTTATCGGATCCAGTTGTAGGTATCTGTACAGATGTTATTTCATCTGATGCAACTTCATTTGATGTATTCGTTGGATCTAGTGTTGGTACTAATGGTGTAATAAATGCATCAATCGTAGAATATAATAAGCATAACTTTATAACTGCTGGTGTAGGATCAATTACTGCAAATGCAGGTGGCCCATTTACAGCAACTACTGGTACTGAATATGATCCTTCAAGTGGAATATTAACAGTAACAACTACAGGAAGTCATGGATTCACTCAATCAGGAATCAATACAGCAAAAGCAGGTACTACTTACAACCCAACTACAGGTATTTTAGAAATTGAGACTGTAGGTGGTGCTCATGGATGGTCAAATGGAGACTTAATTAAGATTGAAGAGAATTCTCTAACCTTTACATGTACATTGGATGGTAATGCTACACAGCATACTTATCCAAGACCTGGTGATCCTATCCATAATAAGTGGATTCCAATTAGTAATGCATCTTTTGCTACTTTCCAAGTTAATTGTCTTAAGAGAGTACCATCTACAAATACTTCAACACATACATTTGTATCTGCAGCTGCTAGTGGAATCCAGAAAGCAAATAATACTGTTGGATTCACTACTGGTGGTTTAACATTCACATGTGCTAAGAACAATCATCTTGATCTTCATACTTATCCTAGACCTAAGAAAGATCCTGTACATAATGCAACCATAGGTGTTGAACAAGTATTTGCTGTAAATAAATTTACGGTTAATGTAGGTAAATCACCATCAGGAACTGGAGCAAGATTAGATCTTAGTGTTGGTGCTGCTGGTACAAATTATATTAATCCTAGTTTAATTATTCCAGAACCTTCATATAGTAATCTTGAAGTTACTGGTATATCAAGATTAGGTGAAGGCCCAACTACAAATACTGGATCAGGTTTATTAGTTAATGTTGGTATGGGTCAACGTCCTCGTGGAGATGAGCATCAGTTTGTAAGTGCTGGTATCAATTCAGTAACTAGAAGTATTGGTGGAACCTTGACTGTTTCTGATGCTGGATATATTCCATCAACGGGTATTCTTGAATTATCATTTACTGGTGCTCATGGTTTATCAGGTGCTAATACAATTCAGATTGCTAATGATTCTTTAACCTTTACATGTGGTAGAGATAACTTCAACAGTGAGCATGATTATCCACGTACATCAGATCCTGTATCTGGTCAGAGTATTGCTATCACTGAAATTGTAGATACTGATACTATTAAGGTCTTTGTTGGAGTAACAACCTTTAGTGATCTACCTTATGGTGAAATGACTGAATATGGACTTACTAGAAGTGGCTATGGATTTAGAAGAGGTGATCAGTTTACACCTGTTGGTTTAGTTACAGACTCTAATTTACGAGAAATAGTGACTCCTGCAATATTCACTGCAGTTGATATTCATAATGATTCGTTTGCAGCATGGCAATTCGGACAATTTGATTACATTGATTCTATTAAAAATCAGCAAGATGGATCTAAGACAAGATTTGAATTAAAATATGATGGTTCATTATTAGCATTTGAATCTGAAGATACTCCAGCATTCCCTGAAATGAATCTTTCAAATGCATTATTAATTATTATTAATGGTGCTATTCAAGAACCAGGAGTTGCATATGACTTTGATGGAGGAACATCATTCGTCTTTAGGGAAGCACCTAGAGCAACTGACGATGTAAGTATATTCTTCTATCGTGGAACTGATGGTGAAGATACTCTTCTAATTACTGATATTAAAGAAACACTAAAACCTGGTGATATTATTGAACTATTGAGAATGGAGTCGGATAAATTAAATCAGACCGATAGAACAATCGAAGCGATTGTTGATTCTGATAGAATAGAAACTAGTTTCTATACTGGGCCAGGAATTACTAGTGAAAGAAAGCAGTTTAGTTGGACTAAACAAAAAGTTGATAAAATTATCGGTGGTCAAGTTGTTTCTAAAGCAAGAAGTATAACAGAACCATTAGTCTTCCCAACAGCGAAGATTATAAGAGATCTATCTTCTACAGAAACTGGCCAAATATTTGTTGATAATGCATCCATATTTAATTATGAAGGAGATCTTCCTTCCAAACCTATTGGTGGATTTATTGTAGATAATACAATTCCAGAACCTCGTGCTGCATCTTTAACTGCTACAATCAATGCTTCTGGTCAATTATCAGGATTTACCATTGTAGATGGTGGTCTTGGATATGTTGGTGCTTCAACCAATCTATCAGTTGGAATACCAACAAGTGGTATTGGTGTTGGTATTGGAACTACTGCTACTGCTACTGCTACTATAACAAATGGAGTTATCTCAGGTACTTCAATTACAAACGCAGGATTTGGATACACTTCTACCAATGTACCTAAAGTTATAGCACCATTACCATTATATAAATCTGAATTAGTAAGTAATATTACTGCTGTTCAAGATATTACTGGATCTATTACAGGAATTGGTACAACTACCAAAGCAGGATCATCTAGTGGTTTAGCATTGATGTTTGAAGTATACTCTGCTGGTGGTCTTACTGTCTTAGCAGATGGCCGTCCAATTAGTGTTTTTGATACACAGATAGGAACAGGTGTAACTTCAATATATGATTCTGATAGTGAAATAATTGGTATAGGAACAGAATTCTTAGACAATGTTTACAACATTAGTGGTAATCATGGAGGATATAGTGGTACTACTTCAATTTTGATATGTAACATTAAATCTGATACTGTACATACTGGACTCAGTACTACAGGTGCTTGGGCAAATAATCCAGCAGGATACTTCTCAATGGGTAGATTGAGTGGAACAATTGCCAGAAGTGCAGGTAATCCAATAGCAATTGGTGTTAGTGGTTTAACCGTTAATTCTGGTCTAACTACCTTCCCAACAATACAGAGAAGGTTAGAAGGTTTTAGAGATAGTGGGGCTGTCGATCCAACATCTTAATAAACTATTATAAATATCTAAAAAACTATTAATATGTCTGCCGTCGTAACAGATCAATTTAGAATATTTAATGCAAGTAATTTTGTAGAGTCTGTACTTGATACATCCAACTCCTATTATGTTTTTTTAGGGTTGAGCAATCCTACTTCTCCTAATCCAGGATTTGGTAGGACTAGTACGTGGGATAGTTCTGCACCTTTACTACCAACGGATAATCTTCAGTACGAAGCACAATATAGAAGTACTTCACTATTTGGTCAAAGAATAAATGCAAATAATATAAGAAGAGTTATAAGAAAAGTCCAATGGACTAAGAACACTTCTTATGATATGTACAGACAAGATTACAGTATTAGTAATCCTGCTCCCATATCAAAAACTCCTAGACTATATGACGCAAATTACTATGTTGTTAATAGTGATTATAACGTTTATATTTGTTTAAGTAATGGTTCTTCTGGTGCACCAGGCTCTGCGACGGCTAGTGGTGGTAAATCAAAAGATGAACCAACATTTACAGATTTGGAACCATCTGCTGCTGGAACAAGTGGAGATGGATATATTTGGAAGTTTTTATTCTCAATAACACCTAGTGATATTATAAAATTTGATTCTACAGAGTATATTGTAGTTCCTAATGATTGGTCTACTTCCACAAACTCTCAAATTCAAAATGTTAGAGAGGCAGCTAATTCTGATATTAACTTTAACCAGATAAAGCAAGTATATATTGAAAATCCAGGTGCTGGATACAATAATGGAACATATTCAGTAGATATTCTTGGTGATGGTACTGGTGCAAAAGCATCTGTACAAACTGTGGGGGGAATTATCCAAACAGTAACAGTAACTGCTGGTGGAAGTGGATATACTTATGGTATTCTTGATTTAAGTCTACTTCAACCTACAGGTACTTCTCCAAGTACTTTTGCTAAATTGATACCTATTATACCTCCTTCTAGAGGACATGGATATGATGTTTATAAAGAATTGGGTGCAGATAGAGTTCTAATCTATGCAAGATTTGATGATTCTACAAGAGATTTTCCAACAGATACCACATTTTCTGAAGTGGGACTTATAAAGAATCCATCTACATTCTCATCCAAAAATACCATTTTTACTGGTAGTCAATATTCATCTTTAGGTGCAATTAAATTTGGATCATCTTTTGATGGTAGTTCTATTTCTATTGGTAGTTCTATAACACAAACACGTAGTGATGGTAATGTTGCTCGTGCATATGTTGCTTCTTTTGATAAGCAAACTAATGTTTTAAAATATTATCAAGATAGATCCCTATATTTTGGAAATAATGTAGATCAGACTGATTATATTGGTGTTAGTACGGATTCTAAAGTACTAGGATTTGAAGCTACAACCAACAGCATTAGTTTTGCTGCAGGTGGCCCATCTGATACTTCTCCATCTATTGCATTTACTGGAAACACTTATAGTGATGGTAATAAAGAGATAGACTTAGGTGTTTATTTTACAGGTGGTCTTGCTGATCCAGAGATAAATAAAACTACTGGCGATGTAATTTACATAGATAATCGCAAGTCAGTCACTAGGGATAGTAGACAAAAAGAAGACATTAAAATCATACTGGAATTTTAAAAACTCATGGCTCAGAAAAAAGATTTAAATATCAGTCCTTACTATGACGATTATGATTCTAGTAAGAATTTTTACAAGGTTTTATTTAAACCAGGATATCCAGTTCAAGCTAGAGAACTTACGACTTTGCAATCTATATTGCAAAATCAGGTAGAGCAATTTGGTAGTCATATTTTTAAAGAAGGATCTGTTGTAATTCCTGGTGGAATTACTTATGATGATCAATATAGTGCTGTAAAATTAAGTCCATTACAGTTTGGAATTGATGTTTCAATTTATGCTAGTCAACTTGTAGGTAAAGTTATAGAGGGTAGAAGTTCTGGGGTAACTGCAACTGTACAACAAGTTGTACTACCTAATGGAGTTGATGTTGAATACTTAACACTATATGTAAATTATGAGGGATCCAGTCCTGATAATTTCACACTTGATACATTTGCAAATGGTGAGTCATTAATAGCAAAAGAAAATGTAGTTTATGGTAATACTACCATTAGTGAAGGACAGGAAGTTGCAACATTAATATCCAGTGATGCAACTGCTACAGGAGCTGCAGTTTCTATAGCTGATGGTGTCTATTTTATTAGAGGTACTTTTGTCAATGTAACTAAGCAAACACTAATCTTAGATTATTATACAAATACTCCATCATATAGGGTTGGTTTAAAAATTGATGAATTAATAATTGGTGCAAAAGATGATCCATCATTATATGATAATGCACAAGGATTCACTAATTATGCTGCTCCTGGTGCTGATAGATTTAAAATTGGATTAAGTCTTAGTAAGAAATCAACAGATGATTATAATGATTCTGATTTTGTTGAAGTTTTAAAGGTTGTTAATGGTGATAAAAGAAAAATTCAAGAGAAAAGTAGTTATAATATAATCCAAGATTATATGGCAGAAAGAACATATGAAGAATCTGGAAACTATACTGTAGCACCATTTAATATAAAAATTAATAATTCATTAAATGATAGATTAGGAAATGCGGGAGTATACTTTGCTGATCAGAAAACAGATGAAGGAGCTACCCCATCAGATGATTTAGCATGTCTAAGAGTTGGTGGTGGAACAGCATATGTTAGGGGATATCAAATTGATACGGGTAATACAACTATATTGGATGTTCCTAAACCAAGAGATACTGAAACTATAAATGCTGCTGGTGTTCCCTTCTCAATGGGGAATAGAATGCAACTTCAAAAAGTTACAGGACAACCTCAGTATAGAAAAGAAATTGCATTATATAATGGATATTCAGCATCAACTTTAGAAATAGGAAGAGCAAGAGTATATAATCTCAGTTTAAATTCTGCTGAATATGTTGGTGATGCATCAAAATGGAATTTATATCTATATGATGTTCAAACATTTACTAGATTATCATTAAATAGAGCACTTTCAGCAACTGAAGTATTACATTCTTATCATATAAGAGGTGCACATAGTGGTGCAACTGGTTATGTATGGAATTCTGCTGGAGCTGGTAATGGTGGTACTAGTGGTACAGGAAATGATCTTTTTGTAGAGCAAACATCTGGCCGATTTTTATCAAATGAGCCCCTTATAATTCAGGGTAATTCTATTGCTGTACAAACCCTCACTGTAAAAGCATTTGGTATTAAAGATGTTAAGTCTGTTAAGCAAACAGCAACAGGTGCTTACACACAAGACTTTGTTGGATTTGCATTTTTAGAAAAATTCCCTTTACCTAATGGAATAAAAGTAGGAATCGTAACCAACACTGGACTAACATTAAGATCACCAGGTTCAGTATTTACTGGTATTACAACTAATACTATAATTAGATATTCTCAAGGAGATGGTGATGAAATATTTGCAAATGTAGATGCTATTTCTGCTGATGGTTCTGCTGTAACTCTTGGTGCTTTGGGTGTAAGTGTTGCTGGAATATTCAGTGGAACACCTATTAATACTAGTGGAACTGTAGATATTTCTGTTGGTGCACCTTCTGTTAAAGAAAGTGATCAAGGTTCTTTATATACATCATTACCAGATATTAATATTTCTTCTGTTGATTTTAAGAGTTCTTCATTAACAATCACTGCACAAATTACTGGTGAAGGTATTGCATCTTCTACAACAACTTTAGATATATCTGGAACACCTGGTGTTAAAGATGGTAGTGGAGCTGGAATTAGTACAGCATTTTTTGATTCTTATTCTGCACATAGATATTCTATTCATTATGGATCTACTAATGGAGTAGCTGGAGTAAAACGTGGTAATTTCTCATATAATGGTGGTGGATCTCAAGTTGTAATTGGGGGATTAAATGCTACTGATGCTAACACTGTTGCTAATGTAACTGCAGTTAAACAAGGTATTCAGAGTAAAGTCAAAAATTATGTTAAGAGTAATATTGTAGAAGTAACCGCATCTAAATTACAACAATCTGGTATTGGTACTGGTATTCAAGATGGATTAACTTGGAATCCATATGCATATGGATTAAGAGTACAAGATAGAGAGATATCTTTAAATGTACCTGATGTTGCAAATATTGTAGCAGTTCGTGAAACAACTAATGAAGAACAACCAACTTTTGACGTTATAACATTTAGTGCTACGGCAGCTGTCGCAACAAATGCAATTATTGGTGAAGATATTGCAGGTCAAAGTTCTAATGCTATTGCTAGAGTAGTTACAAATAATGGATCTTCTCCTTCTTCTGGTGGAGCTAATAGATTAGGTATTGTATATCTAAATGATAGAACATTTCGAGTAAATGAAGTTGTTAAATTTACAGAGTCAAATATAACTACTAATGTTGAAGGAATTAATACTACTGAAGGAGATGGTAAATATCAAGATATTTCAAGATCATTTACTTTAGATGAAGGTCAGAGAGATCAATTCTATGATTATTCAAGACTTGTTAGAAAAAGAAATTATGCTATACCATCTAGAAGGATGGTAATCGTATTTGATAAGTACGTTGTTCCTACTGGTGATCAGGGAGATGTATTTACTGTAATGAGTTATGATAAAGCAAGATATAATAAAAATATACCCACAATTGGTATTGATCAAGTAAGGGCAACGGATACATTAGATTTTAGACCTAGAGTACCAGATTTTACTAGTAATACAGTATCTCCATTTGCTTTTGATGCTAGAACAACACAATTTAATGTTGAACCAAAATTTTTATTAGCACCTAATGAGCAATCTATTTTGGGGTATGATTACTATCTCCCTAGAATTGATAAATTGTACATTGATAAGAATGGTACATTATCAGTAATTGAAGGTCAATCAGAAAGAGATCCATTACCTCCAGCAGTTAATAGCACTTCAATGATGGAGTTGGCTACGATAGCGTATCCAGCATATCTTTACAATCCAGGTGATGCTGATATCTATCTTACTGATAATAAAAGATATACAATGCGTGATATTGGTAAGTTGGAAAATAGAATCGAGGGTTTAGAAAGAACAACTACATTATCATTACTTGAAGTAAATACAGAAGCATTAAAAATACAAGATGCTCAGGGTAATGATAGATTTAAGAGTGGATTTTTTGTTGATGATTTCCAGAATAATGATAATATTGATCTTGAATACTCTTCTGTAGGTGTTGATTCTCAAGTTGGAGAAATAAGACCTATTATTGGACAAAATAGTCTTGAAAGTGCTTTAATGCCATCTTCTAATATTGTTGATAGTGAATTAGATAGATCAGAAAATTTTGCTCTTTTAGATGGTAATGTTGTAAAACGTGGTAACTCAGTACTTTTAGATTATGATGAAGTTCCATGGATAAATCAACCACTTGCAACTAGAGTAGAGAATGTTAACCCATTCCATGTTATTTCATTTGAGGGTCTTGTTGACTTAACACCAATAAGTGATAGTTGGCTTAGAACTATTAGACTGGATCCTATGACTGCAGTCGTTCAGGAAAATAAGAGAAGAACAGATGAAGTTGTTCGTTGGACACAAAGGAGAAGGTGGACTAGTTGGTTCTGGTCTTATTACTACTGGTCTAATGGAGCTCCAGGAACTACTAGAAGTACATCTACTGAAGTTAGGAGAACACATTTCAAAGGTGATGTTATAACATCAAGTGGTGATGATCAATATATGAGATCTAGAAACACTACATTTGATGCTAAACTACTAAAACCAACAACACAACACTATCAATTCATGGATGGTCAAAGTGGTATGGACTTTATTCCAAAATTATTGGAAATATCAAATGATAGTACTTTAGAAAATTATGGATCTAGTGGAGTATTCCAAGTTGGGGAAGAAGTAATAGGTTATATGGGCACTACGAGAATTATTAATTTCAGAGTTGCTAATCAAAATCATAAAGCAGGCCCATATAATGCTCCAACAAATGTTTATACATATCTTCCATACAAACCTGCAGAACAGTTCCAATCAATATATACAAGTTCTTCTAAAGTATTGAACGTTGATTGTTTTGCTCTATCAGAAAAGGCACAAGGAGAATATTCTGGTTATGTAGTTATGGGTGCAAAATTAGTTGGTCAGACAAGTGGTGCAGTTGCTTATGTTAAAGATTTAAGATTAGTTAGTGATAACTATGGCGATTTGCAAGGATGTTGGTTCTTGAGAGATCCTTTTGTTGATCCACAACCTAGTGTTGTAATTCCATCTGGTGAAGCTGAATATAAAATTACTGGAGATCCAACTAATGCGAAACAACTTAAAGGAAGTAAATTAATTTCTTCAGCAGAAATTGGTTTCCAATCTATGGGTAGATTCCGTGAAATACAATACCAAGATATTGATAAAACGGTTACAACTCAGGTTACTACCATTACAAGGACATATCAAGGACATAGATCTGACCCTCTCGCTCAGTCATTTGCCGTTGCGAGCAATATACAAGCACCTGATTCTTCTACCATACAAAGTTCTAATATAAACTTAGATGATGATCAGCATGGGGCATTTTTAACTTCTATTGATTTATTCTTTGCAAAAAAACCAACAACAGGACAAAGTAATCCATGTGTTGTTCAGGTAAGAACTGTGGAGTTAGGAACACCGACTCTAACTAATCTTAACCTTGGTGAAGTAATCTATCCTGATGATATAACAACTTCAGAAGATGGATCAGTTGCAACTAATGTTAAATTTAAAGAACCAGTTTACTTAGAAGCAGGAAAAGAATATGCAATAGTTCTTCTTGCAACAACTACTGATCAGTATGAAGTCTGGATTGCTAGAATGGGTGAAAATGTTATTGGTGGTGCTACTGGTGATGGTGTTGGTGGTTCTACTATAATCTATACTCAACAATGGGCATTAGGTAGTCTTTATAAATCCCAGAATGGATCTATCTGGTCACCAAGTCAGATGGAAGATATGAAGATGAAATTGTATAAAGCAAAATTCAAACCTTCCGAAGGAACTGCATACTTCTCTAATCCAACTTTAAGTGAAAGTAATGATTATATACGTTTACTTGATAGTAATCCAATAACCACATTAGCTAGGACTGGTAGAATTAATATTACCAATCTTGCCTCAGGACATGCTGGTCTTACAACTTTCGTACCAGGTACAAAAATTCTAGGATCTACAAATGATGCTGTTCATGCATACATTGTTGGTACTGGTGCTTCCGTAACTAATGCAACTATTGCTAGAGGTGGATCGGGGTATAATAATACTCTTAGTGCTGTTAGTACCTATAATATTGTAGGAAATGGTGAAGGATTTGAGATTAACATTAATGCCGTTGACTCAACTGGAGCAATTACTGGATTTACAACAGCTGGTACAGCAAAAGGTTATAAAGTTGGTGATGTTGTAGGTATTGTAACTGCTGATGTTTCTGGAAGTGTAGGTGTTGGTGCTTTCTTAACTATTGAGGAAAATAGCGGCCTTGATACATTATACCTTTCAGGTATTCAGGGAACATCTGCTACAGGATCATTTAAAGATACTGAAGACTTTAGATATGTTGATCCTGTAAGTGGATTAGTACAAAATGCTTCTACTGGTAGTGGCCCTGTTCTTGCTTCAGATTTAACACTTGATGGTGGAGTATATGATGGTAAGCACTTTAGAGTATCTCACTTTAATCATGGTATGCATGCCACTAATAATAAATTACAACTATTTGATATTGCAGCTAATGCTGAAATATCTTTACTTTCGCTAGATGTGGGTGTAAGTGCATCATCTATTAGTGTTGGATCTACTGTTGGATTCTCTACTTTTGAAGGTGCACCTATTGGTATTGGAAGTACTGGTTATGTAAGAATTGGTGATGAAATTATTGGTTATAGATCAGTAGGAAATGGATCTTTAGATGATATAATTCGTGGTGTAGATTCTACTATCGTAACATCATATAGTGCTGGTGAACCACTAGAGAAGTATGAATTAAATGGTGTTTCTTTACGAAGAATTAATAACTTTACTCATCAAATATCTCCAATAGATATTGGATTAAATCATTATTATGTTGGATTCAATACCACTAGTGGTGGTAAAAATAGAAGTGCTGATGCAGTTGCTAATCCAGAATTATCATTCACTGAAGATGGCTTTGCTGGTGGAGATTTTGCTAGGGGAACTATGAATATACAGTTTGAGACGGTAACTCCTTGCTATAACATCGTTACACCATCACCTATGGTCAGTTCTAAAGCATCTATTAGAACTGTAACAGGAACAAGTGTTGGTGGTGCTGAAGTCTCATTCGAAGACAAAGGATTCCAACCTGTTCAACTTAATACTCCTAATGACTTAACCAGTCCAAGAATAGTATGTTCTCGAATAAATGAAACTACTTATTTGGGTAATATTGAAAGAAATAAATCATTTACTACAGGAATAACACTTCAAACTCAAAATCAGAATGTCTCTCCAATAATCTATACAGATGTTGCTTATTCGCAACTTGGAACAAATATGATAGATAATCCTGTTTCAAATTATCCTGAAAATGGAGAGGTTAAAACTCATACTGAAGATCCTCATTCTGCAGTTTATGTGTCTAGATTAATCAAACTTAACAAGACTGCTGATTCCTTGAAGGTACTTATTACTGCATATAGGGGAGCAGACGCAGACTTTAGAGTTCTTTATTCCTTACAAAAACCTGATTCTATGGAAATATTACAGGAATTTGAATTATTCCCTGGATATGATAATCTTAAGGATACAACTGGAGATGGTCTAGGTAATCAAGTGATAGATGAGGCACTTAATAGTGGTTTACCTGATGCACAGGTTACACCAAGTCTATATGGGGAATACAAGGAATATGAATTTACTGCAGATAATCTTGGTGAATTTAATGGATATGTAATTAAGGTTGTAATGTCTTCTACTAACCAAGCTCAACCAGTTAAGATTAGTGATATTCGTACTATTGCTGTTAAATAATGGAGTATGTTAAAGTTTTAAATTATAAAGGTTTATTTCGTGATGAAACTACTGGTGCTATTATAAACTGCAATGATGCAGAATATAAGCATAGATTAGTTAAAATACAAGCTGTTGATTCTCAAAAAAAGGAGATAGACAGATTAAAGAATGAACTGGACGAAATAAAGGATTTACTTAAAAACTTAACTAATAAGAATAGCGTTTAGTACTCCTATAAATAAGGTAGAGGGATTCTTCTCGTAAATACATGGCTGCAGTATACGTTAATAATCTTGTAGTAAATACAGGATCCACATTTCAACAAACTTTTAATTTAGAATCTACAGATAATAATGCTGCTTTAAATTTGAGTGGGTATACCGTTAATTCTCAAATGAGAAAGTGGGCAGGTGCGTCTGCAGCTACAGATTTTGTTGCTTCTATTCCTACCCCATTAGAGGGAATAATTCTATTGGAGTTAACGTCTACAACTACTGCAGCATTAAAAGCTGGTAGATATGTTTATGATATTCTTATTACAAAAGGAGGTGTGACGGAAAGAGTCGTTGAAGGGAATGTCTTAGTTAGAGAAGGAGTAACGAGGATCTAATAATGGCAGATATTAGAGTAAGAGTTGGCCAACAGAATACTGTAAAGATACTGTCCAGTGCATCTGGTGGTGAGGCTCTTACTGCTATCACCGCACAAAATGTAGTTGGTGGTATTGCTTCAGTATCAACCTTAGATGTTAACACTGGAATATCAACATTTGCTGGAGATATACACTTTAAGGGTGTTGCTGGTATAGTTACTGCATCATGGGATGCAAGTGATAATTCCTTTCTCTATAATTCAGGTTCAAAACTAAAATTTGGTACTGCTTCAACTCAATTAGAAATTTATAATGATGGTTCTAATAGTTACTTAAGTGAACTTGGAGCAGGTGCTTTAAGAATTGGATATGGTGGTACAGCAGAACTGTATAATGGAACAACAAGAGTATTTGAAACGATCTCCACTGGTGCTACAGTTACTGGAGATCTTTATGTTAGTGGTGACTTATTCCTGAGTGATGATATCGTTCTTGATAACATATCTGCACAATCACTAAATATCACAGGTCTATCTACACTAAGTGTTTTAACAGCAACTCGTGTTCCTTTTGTTGGAACAGGGTCTACTTTAAGAGATAGTGCAGGATTTACATTTGATGGTTTAACTGATAGTCTTTCAATTGGTGGTAATCTTTCAGTTGGTGGAACAGTTACTTATGAAGATGTAACAAATGTTGATTCTGTTGGATTAGTTACTGCTGGTAAAGGATTTAGAGCTACTACTGGTGGTTTAGTAGTAACTGCTGGTATTGCTACATTTGGTGCAATTGCAACATTTACAGCAGATGCTTATGTGGATGGAACATTAACTGCTGGATTAATCGATGGAGGATCGTACTGATGGCCAAACCAACTAGTAAAACTGAATTAATAGATTATTGCTATAGGCAGTTGGGTGCTCCTGTTTTGGAAATTAATGTTGATGATGATCAAGCTGATGATCTATTTGATGATGCGATACAATATTTCAATGAACGTCATTATAATGGTGTTGAGAAAATGTATCTTAAACATGCATTTACTCAAGAAGATGTTGATAGAGGAAGGGCAAGTGGAACAAGTGGAGTTGGTATAGTTACTACAAGTGTAGACTCTACAAGTGTAAGTGGATTAGGAACAATTACATCTAATTGGTATGAGACTTCAAACTTTATACCTGTTCCAGATTCTGTAATTGGAGTTGAAAAAGTATTTAAATTTGATAGT